AGACTCCTTTTCCAGACGCGCAGAACCGAACCCGAAGTGGGGCGGGCCGAGAGCGGCGGCGGGAGGGAGGGTCCACGCAGCCGTGCCACCCAGTCCCCACGAAAAAAATTCACCCCGCCTCAAAATTTCCCCGCACCCCCACCCCCGGCCCTTCGAAAACGAGAACTCAAAAAATTTTGCAGAAATTGCCAATTTGAATCGGTTATCTATAATCGACGACCATGCGACAAGCCACCAAACAAGTCAGGCCGAAAAGCGACACCACGCGGGGCGCGGCCGTGCGCGGCAAAGCCATGGGGACCACCACCATGGCTGCGGCGGCTCTCGTCTCGCCCGACAAGCCGCTGACGGAGATGCAGAAGGCGTTCGTCAAGTTCTGGGCCGAGGGGGACTCGATCACCACGGCCATGATGCGAGCCGGCTATAACGATCAGCCCAGCTACGGCTACCGCATGGCCAAGATGCCCAACGTCCTGGCCGAGTACGACCGGATCAAGCGTGCGTACGAAGATGCTGCCCAGATGACCCGCAAGAAGGTCATGGACATGCACCTGGAGGCCTACGAGATGGCCAAGCTCATGGCCGAGCCCGCCACGATGGTCTCAGCGGCCCGTGAGATCGGCCGCATGTGCGGCTACTACGAGCCTGTGAAGCAGAAGGTCGAGATCTCGGTGAACGGGCAGGTCGCTGTCAAGCGCATCGAGTCCATGGACACTGAGGACCTCATCAAGATGGTCGCAGAAGGCATGGCTGCAATGCAGCAGGCCCAGGCGGCTCTCCCCAACCCCGACGACCCTGACGGCGAGGATGACCATGATCAAGGGTTCTGATGGCTACGAGTACGCGACGCTCAAAGACTGCTTCGCCGGGCGGAAAGCGCACACGCGGTACAACCAGCGCCGCAGCGACATCGAAAGGCTCTTCCCGAGCAGCCTCACCGCGTTCGACGAGCGTTACGCCCAAGCCCTCCAGTGCAGCTACGGCTCAGACCGCGCCTCAGAAATCGCCTGGTGGAGCGTCGACCACGCCACAGCTCGCCGCAGACCCCAGGGCCCTGGCAGCCCAGATCGAGTTGGCCAACCGGGTGCTGGCCCAGCGCCGACTGATCTCGTTCACCCAGCGGATCAACCCTCGGTATGACGCCGGGTGGGTGCATGAGGACATCGCGCGTCGCCTGGAGCAGTTCTCCCGGGATGTGGCCGCCGGCAAGTCGCCCCGGCTGATGATCCTGATGCCGCCTCGGCACGGCAAGTCCGAGCTGGCCAGCCGCATGTTCCCGGCCTGGCACCTGGGGCACTATCCAGACCACGAGATCATCGCCTGCTCGTACAACGTGAGCCTGGCCATGTCCTTCAGCCGCAAGGTCAAGGAGGTGCTGCACGACCCGGGCTACCAGAGCGTGTTCTCTACGCGCCTGCACCCTGACTTCCAGGCCAATGAGGAGTGGGGTATCGCGGGCACTCGCGGCGGCTACGTGGCGGCCGGTGTGGGCGGCGGTATCACGGGCAAGGGGGCCCACATCCTACTCATTGACGACCCGATCAAGAACGCTGAAGAAGCCGACAGCGCAGACACGCGGGAAAAGCTCTGGGACTGGTACGGCTCGACCGCCTACACCCGTCTGGCCCCCGGCGGCGGCGTGCTGGTGATCCAGACCTGGTGGCACGACGACGACCTGGCCGGTAAGCTGCAGCAGGCCATGGCGGCTGACCCTGAGGCCGACCAGTTCGAGATAGTGAAGTACCCGGCCCTGGCCGAGGCAGACGAGTGGCTGGACCCCCAGACCGGGGAGATCATCCGCCTGGACCACGCTGACGACGTCTCTGACCCCTACGACCGCATGCTGGCCTCGGCTCGGGCGGCGCACGCGGGGCTGAACTTCCCGGCCCTGACGTTCCTGCGGGGTAAGGGCGGGGCGCTGCACCCTCAGCGCTACGACGTCAAGAAGCTCAAGGCGATCCGCAAGACGATCCCGAGCCGGTTCTGGGCCGCTCTGTACCAGCAGAACCCCGTGCCGGACGACGGTGCGTACTTCATGAAGGAGAACTTCCGCACCGGCCCGCTGCCGTCGCTCAAGCGCTCCAACGTGTTCATCGCGTGGGACTTCGCCATCAGCGAGAAGAAGCAGAACGACTACACGGTGGGCGTCGTCGGGCTCCAGGATGAGGACGACATCCTGCACGTCGCCGAGATCGTACGGTTCAAGAGCGCCGACAGCCTGTTCATCGTTGACGCGATCCTCTCTCTGTGCAAGAAATGGTATAGTCCAGGCCTAGTGGTGGGGTTCGAGGATGGGCAGATCTATCGAGCGATCGACGCGCTTCTGAAGAAGCGGATGCGAGAGCAGATGTTCTACCCCTCGACCACGCTGCTGAAACCCATCACCGACAAGTTGGCCCGAGCACGACCACTGCAAGGGCGGATGCAGCAGGGGATGGTGAGCTTCGCTGAAGGCGCTGAGTGGTACCAGACCGCTCGCGCGGAGTTGCTCCGGTTCCCGGCCGGCGTGCATGACGACCAAGTCGACGCGCTGGCCTGGATGGCGACCATGGCGGTGGGTCGAGAGCCGCCGCGACCAGCGAAGCAAAAAACGATGAAGTCGTGGAAAGACAAGCTCTCAGGCCTGACCGGTGGCACCACCAGCCACATGACCGCGTGAGGTGCTGATGCAAGCCGCAGAGTTCATCTCCAAGACGATGGCGGTGCGCACTGCTGCGCACCTGGCCCACCTCCGTACCCGCTCGTACTCCGCGCATGTCGCGCTCCAGGCGTTCTACAACGGCCTGGCCGACCTGATCGACGACTACGCCGAGGTCTACCAGGGCCTCTTCACCCCTCTGCAGAAGTTCCCTGAGCAGTCCGTGCCCATGCAGGACCCACTCATGTTCATCGTGGACTACACAGACGAGCTGCGTAAAGGCCGCGCAGATCTGGCCCAGGGCGAGCGTGCTCTGGAGAACATCATCGACGAGATCGTGGCCCTGTGCGGGCGCACGATCTACAAGCTCCGTGACTTGAAGTGAGGTCGATATGCCAGTGAACAACGACCTTGCCACCCAGCAGTGGATTCGCTACGCCTGGGCCCGTGACCACGGGCACTCGGACTTCGTCCAGAAGGCCGACAAGTGCGACGCTTTCTTCCGTGGCGAGCAGTGGAGCCGTGCGGACAAGGCGAAGTTGGCCGCCGTGCAGCGCCCCGCGCTGACGATCAACAAGATCCTCAGCACGATTTCCACCGTGATGGGTGAGCAGATCTTTAACCGCGCCGAGACGAGCTTCCGGCCGCGCAACGGCTCGCCGGCCGAGATCGCAGACGTCCTGAACAAGGTCTTCAAGCAGATCGCCGACAACAATCAGCTCGACTGGAAGCGCAGCGACATGTTCGCTGACGGGATCATCACCAGCCGTGGCTTCCTGGACGTCCGCATCGACTACAACGACTCGATGCAAGGCGAGGTGAAGGTATGTAACCTGAACCCGAAGAACGTCATCCTGGATCCGGACGGTGAGGAGTACGACCCTGACAGCTGGAGCGAGGTGTTCGTCACGAAGTGGGTGACCGCCGACGACATCGCCGTGCTGTACAGCAAGGAAGACGCCGAGATGCTGCGCACTCGGGACAAGAGCTTCTTCCCGTTCGGCTACGACAGCATCTACGACCTGCGCGACCGCTTCGGCGACCGCATGAGCCCGAACTCGCCGGTCGTCACCGGCTACGACCACTCGAACGTGGTGCGCAACATCCGCATCATCGACCGCCAGTACCGCCAGCTCGACACTCAGGAGCACTTCCTGGCTCCGGCCACGGGCGACATGCGGGCCATCCCGAAGGACTTCGACCGCAACCGCATCGCGTGGTTTGTGGAGAAGTTCGGCTTCCAGGTCGTCAAGAAGCTCGTGCGCCGCATCCGGTGGACGATCACGGCCGACAACATCGTCCTGTTCGACGACTGGAGCCCGTACAAGCACTTCACCGTGGTGCCGTACTTCCCGTACTTCCGCCACGGGCACACGATCGGCATGGTCGAGAACCTCCTGGACATCCAGGAGCTGCTCAATAAGGCCACCAGCCAGGAGCTGCACGTCATCAACACCACCGCAAACAGCGGCTGGAAGGTGAAGTCCGGCTCACTGACGAACATGACCATCGAGGAGCTGGAAGAGAAGGGCGCTCAGACCGGGCTGGTCGTTGAGGTCAACGAGGTCGACAACATCGAGAAGATCCAGCCGAACCAGATCCCCACGGGCCTGGACCGGGTGACTTTCAAGGCCGAGAACCACATCGACACGGTCTCGGGCGTGTCGGACTCCATGAAGGGCTTCGACCGCGAGGACGTGGCGGCCAAGGCCATCGACAAGAAGCGCCAGGCCGGCAGTTCGAACCTGGCCAAGCCGATGGACAACCTGACGCGGTCGGATTGGATCCTGGCCCGCAACATCCTTGACCTGGTGCAGGAGTTCTACACGGAAGAGCGCGTGATGACCATCACGAAGGACCCCGTGACGGGCGAGACCGAGGACCTGACGGTCAATCAGGTCACGCCGGCCGGCGAGGTGCTCAACGACCTCACCCTGGGTGAGTACGGCGTGGTGATCACCAGCGTGCCGCACCGCGAGACCCTGGAAGACAGCCAGTTCGAGCAGGCCATCGCCCTCAAGGAGCTGGGCATCGCCATCCCTGACAGCGTCCTGATCGGCGCCAGCCGCCTCCTGAACAAGAACGACATCATCAAGCAGATGGAAGAGGCCCAGAACGGCGCCGAAGCTCAGCGCGTGCGCGAGCTGGAGGCCCGTGCAGCTGAGGCTGAGGTCAGCAAGACCGAGGCAGAGGCGTCGAACAAGGCTGCTGACGCCCAGCTGAAGGGTACGAAGGCTCAGAAGACGATGATTGAGGCTCAGGTGCTGGCAAACACGCCGCCTGATGTGCCTGACACCGGTAACCCGGGCCTGGAGATCGCCAAGGTCGAGCACGAGATCGACCTGGAGGAGCGCCGGTTCGAGCACGAGCGGCAGATGGACTTCATGGAGCTGGGCCTGCGCCGCCGTGAGCAGGAAAGCAAGCTCGCTTTGCAGGCTCAGCAGCAGCAGCAGGAGGCCCAGCTCCGTGAACGCGAGGCCTTGACCCAGGCAGCAGCCTCCGCCCAGAAAACCACCCCCGCTCAGAAGAGCGATTAACCCGCCGTCACAAGGAGAAAGTGATGTTCCTTCGCAAGTTTGCCCACCTGACCCGCCTGCAGCGCCCTGCGGACGACGACTTGAGCACCGGTGGCGGTGCAGTTGATCGCGGCGACTCGTTCACGCCCACGGCTGACGACGATGAGCTGAAGGAGCCCGCCGGTAAAGCCCCGGCGGCCGCCCAGGACGACGATACCGGCTCTGGCGCGGCTGATCCTGACGCTGCGGACCCTGATGCTGCCGATCCTGACGCCGCCGATGACGGTGAAGGCAAGCCCAAGCGCAAGTCCGACGCCAGAATCCCGCTGCGCCGCCACGAGAAGATCCTGCAGAAGGAGCGTGAGCGCCGCGAAGCCGCCGAAGCTCAGCTGGCGCAGTTCCAGAAGGGCAAGGAGGTCGTCAAGGCCAACGAGCAGCTCACCGAGGCCGAGAACAAGCTCCTGGAGCTGGAAGACAAGCACACCGAGGCTCTGGCCGACGGCGACGTGGACCAGGCCAAGGCCCTGATGCGCCAGATCCGAGCCATGGACCGCCAGCTGGCCGAAGCCCGTGCCGAAGCCCGCGCGGCTGAAGCCGAGGCCCGCGCTGTGGAGCGTGCCCGCTACGACATCGTGCTGGAGCGCATCGAGAGCACGTACCCTCAGCTCAACGAGGACCACGACGACTACGACAAAGACCTGGCCCAGGACGTGATCGACCTGTCGACCACTTACCAGCGGCGCGGCCTGACGCCCGCCCAGGCGCTGCAGAAGGCGGTCAAGAAGCTGGTGGGCGCTGAGAACTCGAAGCAGGAGCAGGCCACTGAGGTCACGCCTCGCGTCGACGCCGCTGCCGTGGCCGCTCAGCGCAAGAAGGACGCCGTGGCGAAGACTGTGGACGCCGCGAAGCGCACCCCGCCGAACACCTCGCGGGTGGGCAAGGACAGCGACAGCGCTGGCGGCTCCCTGCGGGCCGAGGACGTGCTGAAGATGAGCCAGGACGACTTCATGAAGCTCGATGAAGCCGAGCTGAAGCGTCTGCGCGGCGACGAGGTCTGAGGAGAGCACCATGACATCACCCCTGGCTCTCTCCATCGCTCGCATCGCTCACGAGCTGAACCGCGCCTACTGCCAGTCGCTGGGCGACTTCTCGCAACCCCTGTGGGAAGACGCTCCTGAGTGGCAGCAGCAGTCGGCCATCAAGGGCGTCGAGTTCCACATGGCCCACCCTGACGCATCGCCCTCCGCCTCACACGACTCTTGGATGGCCGAGAAGGTCGCCACGGGCTGGAAGTGGGGTATCGAGAAGAACCCTGAGCTGAAGACTCACCCCTGCATGGTCCCATTCGCCCAGCTCCCTCAGGAGCGGCGGGTGAAGGACTTCCTTTTCCGAGGCATCGTCCACGCGATCATGCGTGAGCAGTGCCGCACCTGAGTGGAGAACCGCATGCCCGCCGGCCGCTATAACTTCACCATCGAGCAGGGTGCGTCATACCGCACGAAGTTCGTCGCGCGAGACAAGCTGACCAAGGAGCTTTTGGACCTGACTGGC